ATTACCGAGATTTTAACAATGCTGGTGCATGGTTTTAGCTGCCTTGAAATGGTGTTTAAGGTTGACCCAAGCGGCTTTATCGGCATACACAAACTAGCCCCCCGCCCGCAGCTAACCATCACTAATTTTTCTATTGGTAGCCGTGGCGATATTTTGGGCGTTTATCAAGCTATGACAGGCGGCACACAAAGCACAATTTACATCCCCTATTCTAAACTATTGCACTTCCGCACCAAATTAAACGGCGGCAACCCCGAGGGCAAAAGCCTATTGCGTGGCGCATATACAAGCTATTATGCGGCCACCAAGCTAAACGAGATTGAGGCCATAGCGATTGAGCGTGAAATGACTGGTGTGCCTGTTATTACTGCCCCCTTTGATGATTTACAGGCTAACAAATCAATTTATGAGCGTATGGGGGCTAACCTTAAAGCCAACAGCCAAGGTGCTTTTGTTATACCGAGCGAAACCTACACAAATAACGATGGCAATTACAGCGGCGTGCTTAAATACGATATTAAATTGATAGCCAGCGCAGGCACACGCAGCATGGACATTAACGCCGCTATACAACGGCACGAACTAAACATTTTGCGCAGCTTGCTTGCCACATTTATTAGCCTTGGTAGCAGCGGCGGTGGTAGCAATGCCCTAAGCCAAGACCAGACCGACTTTTTTATTAATGCGTGCCAAGGTTATTTAAACAGCATTGCGGCAGAATTTAACGAAAAGCTATTACCCACCCTTTGGCTGCTTAACGGCTTTGAGCCAGAAACCATGCCTAAGCTAGTGCCAAGCAAACTTAAACAGCTTGACCTTATTAAATTTGCCGATGCTTACACTAAGCTAAGTGCGGCTGGCGTTAATTTGCAAGACGAGGCAGGGCAGAACATGGCACGCAACCTTTTAGGCTTGCCCGATGTAACCCCTGAAATGCTAAGCTACGAGCAAGACGAGGCCGATGCCGACCTATGACCCGTAAAGAAAAACAAGCCCAAATTTTAGCCCTTGCTGATGCGTTTGATGAAACCATACGAGATGCATTTTTAGAGGCCATAGCTAAAATTAAAAGCGATGTGGTGCTAACAAAGATTGTGGCAGCACTTGAAATCGGCGATGTAAAAGGGGCTATGGGGTTTTTAAGTGCGGCCAGCGTCACTGTTGCAATGGGCGCATTCCACAACCAGCTAGAGGCAGCCTTGGTAGCGGGCGGCATACTTGAACAGAAAAATGCCCTAGCGCAACGCATTAATTTTAATTTTTCAGTTACCAACCGCCCCACTGCTGAATTTTTCAACAGGCACAAAGCGCAATGGGTTAGCTATATGCTAGATGACCAGCGAGAAATGATAGCGCAAGTTATCCGCACCAATGTTGCAGCGGGCGAAAACCCAGCTGTTACCGCCCGAGCCATTAAGCAAAGCATTGGCCTAACACCTGCCCAAGAAAAATACATAGCTAACGCCAATGCCCAGCTTAAAGCCCTTGACCCTGCTTATTTTGGCCGTGAGTTACGAGATGCCCGCTTTGACCGCACCATACGCCGTGCCATTAAAGACCAAAAAGCCCTAACCACCGCACAGATTGAAAAGATAACGGACGCATACCGCCGCCGCTACATTGCTAAGCGTGCCACAGATATTGCCCGCACCGAAAGCATTACCATGTTAAACGCTGGTGGCGACCAATTTTGGCGGCAAGCTGTTGAGCAAGGCACAGTTAAAAGCGCACAATTAAAACGCTTTTGGATACCCACAGCCGATGGCAAAACCCGTGATGCGCACCGACAAATCCCCAAGCTAAATAAAGATGGCGTGGGCTTAAACGAACCTTTTAGAAGCCCTTTAGGGTTGATAATGTATGCAGGCGACCCCGCAGCAAGTGCCGCTAACCGCATAAATTGCCGCTGCACAAACTTTACTAGAATCGAGGTTTAAGATGCCAGAAAAACAAACATTGAAAATGGAAGTGCCAATAAGTAAGATAAACATGGAATTAAGAACTGTGTGGGGTTGGGCGAGCGTTGCTACTAAAGATGGTGTGCCTGTCGTTGATGCCCACGGTGATATAATCCAAATAGATGAATTGGTAAAAGCGGCACATGATTTCATGACCTATTACCGCACCGCTAAGGAAATGCACCAAGGCGATGGTATTGGCGAGATTGTAGAGTGTGCGGTTATTACCAAGGACACACAAGAGGCATGGGGCGTGGACTTAGGGCTAGAGGGTATGTGGATTGGCATGAAAATTTACGACCAGCGTGTTTGGGAATTATTCAAAAACGGCACTTACAAAGCGTTTTCAATTGGCGGCTATGGCACAAGGATTACAGAATAATGGCTAACAAATTAATTAATTTAATGATAAACGAGATTTCAGTAGTGGATGACCCAGCCAACCAAGAGGCTACAATTTCACTTTGGAAACGAAAACAACCAGCAAAGGACAGCGATATGCAAGAAAAAGACAACACAGCCCCCAAGGGCGCAATTAAAAAGGCATTGGCCAGCTTGTTTAAAGCCGTTGATGCGCTACCTGATGAAACAGAAGTGCAGGCCACCGAGCCAGACCTAACCATTGAGGCCGATAAAGTGGACGAGCCAGCACCTGCCGAGCCGACTGCCGATGAATTAGCAGCCCAAGCCGCTGAAGCTGAACTTGCCAAGGCTTTTAAAAAGTCGGCAGAGGGTAGCATGACCGAGGAACACAAGGCATTTTACGACACATTGCAAGGCGCAGATAAAGCCGAGTTTGTTGGCCGTGATGAAACTGGCCGCCAAGAATACTTGCTAGGCAAGCGTGCGCCCGATGCTGAAAAGGTTGCTATGGCTGCCGAGATTGAAAAATTGAAAGCTGAAAAAGCCGCCGCTGAAAACCAAGCCCAAACAGGCGAGTTTTTAGCCAAGGTTAAAGCTGATTATAACAAAGTTATTGGCACAGACGATGAAAAAGCAGAACTGCTTAAGTTTGTAGAAACCAGCATTAGCAAGTCAAATACCAACATGGCTGCCTTAATTGGTAAAATCATGAAACAAGCACAAGCCAACATTGCCGAGGCCACAATTGAAAAAGGCCACGCCGATGAAACCGCTGGTGATGACATCCATGCTAGCGATGAAACAGACCCCAAGGTGGCTTATAACCAAACCTTGAAAAACATTATTGCAAAAGATAAATGCACTCGCGCCGAGGCTATTAAAAAGCTAAAAAGCACACCCGAGGGCATGGAAATTTTCAGTAAATCACTAAACCCAACCAAATAAAAAGGAAATTGAAATGACTGATACTCAAAACGTTCAAACCATCACAAAATTAGCGGGTGCTGATTTAAGCGCAAAACAATATTACGCCGTTAAGTTTAACAGCAGCGGCCAAGTTGTTTTAGCTAGCACAGGCGATGTTGCTTTCTTGCTCATGAACAAACCAGCAAGCGGTGACGCTGCCGAAGTGGCCATTAGCGGTATTGCTAAAGGCTTTTCAAGCGGTGTTATTACTGCGGGCGCATTGTGCTATTCAGACAGCAACGGTAAATTAACTGCCACTGGTGCAGCGGGTAAAGTTTCAATTGGCGTTGCCTTAGAAACAGCCGCAGCTAACCAAATTGTTCAAGTGTTATTGTCACAATCAAACGTGCCAGCTTAATAAAATAATCTAACTAAAAGGAAACTAAAAAATGACAGGCTTTGCATTAAAAGACTTAAACTATTCACAAACCCTAACCGATGTCGGCGTTGCCATTATGTGCGATGCCAACGCTTTTGTGGCAAATAAAATTTTCCCAACTGTGCCAGTAGATATTACGACACCTGATTACTACGAATTTACAGCGGATTATTTTTTGGCTGCACAATCTACACCAACAGCAGCAAAGACTAAAGCACCACGCACAGACATTGGCGTTATTAAACGTGCTTTATCTTTAGAACACCACGAACTAGCGCACGATATTAGCTACAGAACTTTAGCTAACCCACGCTTGGCCGACTTAGCCCGCACCGCTGGTGCTGCTATTGTAACCGAGGGCTTGTTGCGTGGCCGTGAAAATAGCCTTGCTACTAAATGCTTTGGCGATTCGTCATGGTCAAACTTGCGCACAGGCGTTGCCTCTAGCCCTAGCACAAATGAATTCATTAAATGGTCTGACCTTACAGCGTCTAACCCAATTAGTGACATTCGTGCAGGCCAAACAGCCGTGCAAGCTAAAACAGGCCGCCGCCCAAATACAGCCGTATTGAGCCGTGATGTTTATGATGTTTTATGTGACCACCCAGACTTTTTGGAGCGCACAAAAAATGGCCAAACAAGTGGTGCTGCTGTTGTTGCTGACCCAGACATGGCTAAAATCTTTGGTTTATCTAACCTTTACATTTTAGATGCCGTGAAAAACACAGCGGGCGAGGGCTTAACTGCTACAACTGATTTCATGATTAAGGGTTATTTCCTATTAACCTACGTGAACCCAGCCCCTAGCATTTTCCAACCTAGCGCAGGCTATAACTTCTCGTTATCAAACTACTACGACACAACTGGTGCAGTTGAAAATGCTGATACTGGCTTGGTTATTGGCCAGTTTGACTTGCCAGACAATAAGGTTGAAGTGATTGAGGGTCAAATGTGCTTTGAACTTAAAGTTGTAGCTGCTGCACTTGGCTGCTTATTTAAGGCCACAATTTAATTATTTGCCATTAAGCGCAAGTTAAGATAAACTGCCCCCTAGGTAACAAACACTTAGGGGGCTTTTTAATGCAAAAAGAGATTTTAGATTTATCGCAGGCTTTATTCGTAAAGCAGCAAAAACTAATTTGTAATGGCGAACATTTTAATGGGGGCGATGCATTCCCTTGGCGCAAGATTGGCCTTAATGTTAAGCAGGTAGCCCGCTTGCATGAGCTGCGCCGCATTACCCATACCGAGCCTAAACATGACCCCTACGCTAAATATGGCGTGCGTGTGGTTGCTAAGAGCGCACAAAACAACTGGTTTAATGTTGTTGATAAAAACGGCGAGCTATTAAATCAGGGGGCATTAAAGCGTGATAACGCTTTGTCTTTGTTTCAAGAAATTATTGATGCCATTGAGGCTGGAACGCCCGAAGGCCGCAGCATTGCAAGCAATTACGAATATCCGCAAACTACTGAAACGCTAGATGATGACACCGAGGTGTTATAGTGACCTTTACCTACAACGCAACACTACCTAACGATATTAGCAAAGTGCGGGTGCTTATTGGTGATACCACAGAGGCAAGCGCATTGGTAACTGATGAAGCTATAACAATGTTATTGGCTGCCAACACTAATATTTACACCACGGCAGCGGCTTGCGTTGATTTAATGATTGCAGCCCTGCGTGATGTTGCTGTTGATGTGAGCGTGGAAAGCGTTAGCGAAAGTGGCAGCCAAAAGATTGCTACATTGCAAGCCCTTAAAAATGGCCTCAAGCAACAAGGCGTTGGCATTGGCGCAACTGGCGCACGCACCGCTGGCATAAGCTACACAGGCAATAGCATTGCCACTATGGAATCACACGCCGAAAATACCGACAACCCACCCCCACGCTTTATTGAGGGGCAGTTTGGTAATGTTACTTAGCGCAGCTTATGAATTAATGGCCAATCGGGGCAAGGCAATTACCCTAAAATCAAGCGCAGGTGGCAGCTATAACACGGCCACCAGCACTTTTAGCGGCGCAACAGTTACAGACCAAAGCATGAAAGGCTGCATTTTAAATTATAGCAGCCGTGACCGAGCCGATGGGCTTATTTTAGAGGGTGACCGCAAAGCCGTATTGGCAGCCAAAAGCGCAAGTTTGCCCCCACGTGTGCAAGACCAAATTACCTACTACGACCATTTAAAAGCCGCCACAGTTACTTGCAATATTGTTGAGGTGCAGGTGATTGAAGACAAGGGCGTTGCTGTAGCATATGTGTGCCAAATCAGGGAGGCTTAATAATGGCCGAGTTTGAGGTTGACATTGCTAATTGGGTTAGAAAATCAAAAACAAATTTGCGCCGCTTTCAACTGCGCTTTAGCCAAAACCTATTTATGAATATCTTGCAAAACCACCCAGTGCAGACAGGCTTTATGCGCAGTAGCTGGAACGTTGGCCTTAACCGCATAGATAACACAGGCGCAGGGGTTAAAGGCACAACAGCTGCCCCAAGTGCGGCGAGTGACGGACGCATTGCCGTGGGTTTATTACCAGTGATGCAAGGCGGCGTTTATGAAATCAATTTTACCAACACAGCTAACTATGCTTATTTTGTTGAATATGGCACAGGCAGTATGCGCCCTCGCGCAATGGTGCGCAAAGCCCTTGCCCAAGCCAAACGAATTGCAGACCAAACTATTGCGGAGTTAAAAGTATGACAGTTAATAATTCAATCCGTGCGGCCATAGAAACCTACCTAACAGGCGGTGGCAGCCCACTAATACCAGACACACGATGCGCCTTTGAAAATACGCCGTTTAACCCAGCCACAGGCACGTGGTGGGGGCGCATTACAGTGTTTGCTAGCGTCAACCGCCAAAGGGTTACAGTGGGGCAAAGTGCCGTTATTTTAGAGGGTGGCTTTGTTGATATTGGGTTGTTTTATCCCGAGGGCAAGGGTGCTGCGGAGGCCGAAACAAAAGCCGACCAGATTATTGCAGCCCTAGAGGGTGGCACGATTGTTAGCAGCGCAGATGGCAACGTGCATTTTGACACACCACAAAGAACTGGTGCAATTCAAGAGAATAAGTGGTATCAAATAAATATTACAGCCCCTTATAGATTTTACAAAAACACATAAACCTTGAAAGGAACATAGACATGACAATCGCAAAAGGTAGCCGCTTTCAAATAGCTTATATCCCAGAGTCAACATATGGCACGACACCAAGCACACCACAGATGGTGCTTTTGCCAGTTACAAGTGCAAACTTTGAGCCAGTTAAATCGGCCTTGCAAAGCGAAACCATTCGCAGTGACCGCCAAGTTGCAGATTTACGCCACGGCAACAAAACATTTAGAGGCGACTTAGCTGTTGAATTTAGAGGCGATGATTTTGATGCCTTGTTTGATAGCCTTATGATGTCGGCCATTGCCACAGATACATGGAAAATCGGCAGCACAAAAAAAGGTTTAACCTTTGAACTTGGCCACCTTGACACTAGCACCTATGAAGTTTTTGCAGGCTGCTTGGTTAATTCGTTTGGTATTGAAGTGCGCCCCGATGAAATTGTAAAGGCAAACTTTGGTATTGTTGGCCTAACAAGCACCACTGGCACTAGCCCGCTTGATGCAACACCGACAGCCTTTAGCAGCAACACGCCTTATGATAGCTTTAGCGGCGTTGTTAATGAGGGCGGCGCATCGGCCAAAGTAACAGCAATTTCGCTTAGCCTTGAAAACAACATTACCCCAGTGTTTGTTGTTGGCAGCCCGACTGCTATTGATATGGTAGAGGGGCGAGCCGTTGTAACTGGCAGCCTAACAGCCGTATTTGAAAACCTAACGCTCTATAATAAATTTATCAACGAAACAGAATCTAGCCTTGATTTTTCACTTGTAAGCGGTGGCGACACATACGCCTTTACAATTGAGCGTTTGAAATACACTAGCGTTAGCAAGCCAATTGGCGGCGAGGGTTTAATCGTAGCCGACTTGAAATTTCAAGGCTTGTATGATAGCAGTGATGCAACGACATTAAAAATCGTTAAGTCTTAAAACTATGCGAGGGGGCTGGCTTGTGTGGGGTAGCCCCCTTGCACCACACCAACTTAAAGGATTAACACATGGCAGAATTAAGCGCACTTGCGCCAATTAATGAAACAATACCAGTAGCGATTAAAAATTATGATGGCACAGACACAGGCATTGTGGTGCATATCACAAGCCCATTATCCCCAGCATGGCAAAAGCGCAAAACAGCTTTATTTAATTTAAAGCGGGCAATGGCCTATAAAGCACCAAACGGCCAAGTTACTGGTGAACAAGAATTAGATTTTGAGAATAAAAGCATAGCCAGCTTGGTTATGGGGTGGGATAACTTGCAAGAAAACGGCAAGGATATGCTATACACCGAGGCCAATGCCGAGCGCATTGTCGCGAACTACCCATTATTTGCACAACAATTAAAGGTGGCAATGGATAATCAAGCCGCTTTTTTTACCAAAGCGCACAAAGCCTCTGCCACTACGCAGAGCAATACTTCAAAGCGCACGAAAAAACCGAAAACAAAATAGCTTTTTATAAGCATATGGCACAAGCGGGGGTTAGGGTTGAATTGCCTGATTTCCCGCTTAGCCTTGAACACGTGTGGCTTTGGTTTATTGACCTTAATGCCGAGCGCACGCAAAATGGCTTTGGCATTAGCCCGCTTAAATCTGCCGAGATTGCAGCATGGGCAGCCGCAAGATTTTTTGATTTAACCAGCTTTGATATTGAGTTACTATTGGCTATAGACCGAATTTATATAGGGGTAGCCAATGGGTGATGTAGCTTATTTAAACGTAAAAACCAATTATCGTGATGTTGAACAGGCCGAGCGTGCGCTAGATAAATTCGATAATAGCGCAAGACGTGCTGGCCGTGGTGCTAAGCAAGCCGCAACTGATATGAAAGCCACCCAAACCGCTGCAATGGGTTTATCAAATGCCGCAGTGTTTGCACGTGGTGCAATTGGCGCCATGATTAGTGTGCAAGCCGTGCTGGGCATTGTGCGTGTTGCTGATAACATGAATTTGCTACAAGCACGTGTTAAAGATAGCGTGGGCGCAACCGAGAATTTTAAACAGGCCTTTACAGACCTTGGCAAAATATCACAAACCACAGGCGTTGAATTAAAAACTACTGTAGATATTTTTCAGCGTCTAAGTTTTGTGCGCACCGAATTAGGCGCAACAATTGACCAAATGCTTAGTTTTACTGGCACAGTTGAAAAGCTGGGCGTTATTAGTGGGGCAGGCACAGCAAGCCTTAATGCTGGTTTAATGCAATTAGGGCAAGCATTGGGGGCAGGCACTGTGCGTGCCGAAGAATTTAACAGTTTAATGGAAAACATACCCGCTGTTGCCGTGGCAATTTCAAGCGAATTAGGTGTTACAACTGCACAATTAAAAAACCTTGTTATTGAGGGTAAAGTTTTAAGCGAAGATGTTTTTGCCGCCATATTGCGCCAGACAGAAGAAGTTAGTGCTAGATTTGCCGCCATGCCACAAACTGTAGGGATGGCTGGGGCTGCATTTAGTCAAACTTTTGGCATGATTATTGCAGATGTAAATAGCGCAACTGGCGGCACTAATGCTCTAGCAATGGCTATAGGTGGATTAGCCACAGCTGCAAAAGTTGTTTATGATGCCTTTATGACGATTAGCACAGGCATTGCTGGCACAATAGCTGAAATGGTCAACGAAGTAATTCGTGGCATTAACACTGTGATAGATGTAGCTAACCAAGGGCTTGCTAAACTTAATCTAAGTCCGCTTGAAAAATTGCAAGGCGGCATGACTTATGAGGCTGGCGAAACTTTAGGCCAAGTTTTTGATGAAAACACAGCCCGCCGCAAGAGGTTAGATATTTACCAAGATGACCCAACCAAACAACAAACAATTTATGAGCAACAAAATGCCGCCATGAAAAAGGCAGGGCAAAAAGCTGAACGTGAGGCGGCACAAGCAAAATATGATGAATTATTAAAAGGTTTGGGCAAAGGAACTAAAAAAGATGGCCTTAGCGAGGCGCAAAAAGCCGCTAATAAAGAGCTAGACGATGCAAAAAGCATTTATGCCGATGTGCAAACACCCGCTGAAAAATACGCCACCACAGTTGAAAAATTAAATGTTTATTTGAATAGCGGCCTAATTAGCCAAACAACATTTAATCGCGCGATTGGCAAAGCTAAAGATGAATTAGATAAAACAGACGATGCCATGCAAACTATGATTGCTAGTGCTAAACAATTCGGCCAAAGCATGAGCGATGGTTTTTACGATGCAATCACAGGCGCACGCAGCTTTAAAAGTGTGCTGGCCGACTTGCTAAACCAATTGGGCAAAAGTTTGTTTAACCAAGGTATAGGCGGTGCGATTAGCGGCATTGGGCAAAGCATTTTTGGTAGCATTTTAGGTGGCGCAAGTAAGTCGGGCGGCAGTTGGCTAAGTGGTTTATTTGGTGGGGGTGGCGGCATAGCTACAAGTGCCGTTGGTAAAAGCAGCATTATTGGCAGCTCGCTAAAAGGCTTAGGCACAGGCATTAAGTTTTTTGCCGATGGCGGCGTAGTTGATAGGCCGACATCATTTAATATGCGTGGTGGCAGCACAGGAGTTATGGGCGAGGCTGGCAGCGAGGCAATCATGCCATTGCGCCGTGGTGCAAACGGCCAGCTTGGCGTGCAGGTGCAAGGCGGCCAAGGCGGTGGCAACACAATAACCTTTGCCCCACAAATTAATGCAAGTGGTGCTGATGTAGCCGCTGTAAAACGCCTTGAAAGCGTTATTAGTGAAATGCAAAGGGGCTTTAAGCGTGCCGTTGAAGATGTGGCAGCCAATAAATACGCACGTGACCCAAGATTTTTAAGAGGTTAAAATGTCTATAACATACCCGCTAACATTCCCCGCCTATGGCATGGCACGCATTAAAATTACACAGCGCACGGTTGTTGCTGTAACGCAAAGCCCGTGGACATTTAAAAGGCAGACACAAGTTTATGCTGGCCAACAATGGGGCGCAGAAATTACATTTCCTGAATATAAAAAAGATAAGGCCGCAGCGATTAGGGCTTTTGTTTTTGCGCTTAATGGGCGTGAGGGCACGTTTTATTTAGGCGACCCAGATGGCGCAACACCACAGGGCAGCTGGGGCGGCACACCGCTTGTTAAAGGCGCAGGGCAAACAGGCGATACCCTTATTATAGATGGCCTGCCCACGAGCGTTACAGGCGTTGCTTTGGCAGGCGATTATTTGCAGATTGGCACACGCCTGCACATGGTTTTATTTGATGCCAACAGTAATGGCAGCGGCGAGGCAACATTAAAAGTATGGCCAAGACTACGTGAAAGCCCCGCCGATAATTCTGCAGTTATTTACACCAACACAGTTGGCATTTTTGCCCTTGATAGCAATATTAATGCTGTGGATATAAATAGCGAAAGCATACATAGCATTGCCATTTCAGCTAGCGAGGTGATTTAATGGCACGTGATTTAGATAGCAGCCTGCTTGCCCAGTTTGAAGCCGAGCGCTTGGCCCCAGTAACCTTTGTGGTTTTTAATTTTGATAGCGGGGTTTTGCGCTTATGGTCGGGCTTAGGCAATTTTGTGTGGGGAGGCAATACCTACACAGGCGCAGGCGATTTGCTAACAGCTAGTGAAATTGAGGAAACAAACGAGATTAAAGCGGCTGGCCTACAAATGACATTAAGCGGGGTTAGCACTAGCGTTATTGGCTATGCGATGTCTGAAAATTACCAGCAGCGCACCTGCGAGGTTTATTTTGGCGCGATTAATTTAGATACCATGACACTAATAGGAACGCCGGCAAAGGTTTTTGGCGGGTTTATGAACATTATGACCGTTTCTAAAAGCGGTGACACAGCCACAGTTAAGCTGGCTATTGAAAACGAACTTGTGGCATTAAAAAAACCTAATAAGCGCAATTACACAAGCGCGGACCAAGCTAGGGAATTTCCAGCTGATAAAGGGCTTGACTTTATACCATCTATACAAGATTTAAGCATTGAGTGGAAAGGCTAACGATATGTTGCAACGCAAAAACAATTGGGCAATATGCCTTGACGAAGCCATAACAGCTAAACGCCATGTGCCTTTTGAGTGGGGCGTTAATGATTGTTGCACTTTTACAGGCGACCTATTGCAAGCCATTTATAGTGTTGATGTTTTTGCAGCATTTAGGGGGCAATATGGCGATGAACTTAGCGCACAAATGCAGATTAAAGGTGTGGGTAAGACGCTATATAGCGCAGTAAGCAACACATTAAAACCTTATGGCTTTGTTAGAAAAAGCCTAGGCTTTGCACAGCGAGGCGATTTAGTGATGACCCAAGATAATGCGATGGGCATTGTGGCCTTAGATGGGCGCAGCGTTGTTTGTTTAACCGAAAAAGCGGGTGTGATTTATTTACCACTTGCCGCTGCAAAATATGTTTGGGGGGCTTAAGATATGCCACCAGTAGCCGCCGCAGTAGCCGCCGCCGCAGGTTATGCTAGCTTTAGTGCTTTTGTTATCG